GACGAGGGGAGATCGCGAAGTTCGAGTCGCGTTACCGCTATTCCTCCGTGAGCTTGGGGCAGTACTGCCTCACCCAGCTAAGTCATGGGTTAACTTGTTGTTCGGAGTGCTCAAAAGGTCCTGCAGAGCGCTGAAACCAATGAACGTTCATGTTTTGAAATTGTTTGGAAAGTTTATTAGGAATGAAATTCACCCGCTTTTGGAAAGTCGGGCTAAACTAATAGATGATGATTTCGATCCAAAAGCGTGGATATTGGGTATGAACAAGAGTGGGGCTTGGAAACAATCTTTGATTGATTTAATGGAAGAGGAATGCCTTTGGGATCCTTTTGCTGAGATATGTAATATTTTGAGAAATGACCGCGAAAATTTCGAGGAGACCGTCTACTCAATATTTCAAAAAGAAGAATTTTACGGTAAGATCACTGCCGTGCGGGTGATCTTTTGTTTAACTGACCGTATGCGAATCCTGTTTGGACATGTATGTAAACACATTGGACATGAGTTGATCCAAGGCCCAAACATCTTTTCTGGCGTACCCGTACATAAGTGGGCGGCATTGCTTTGGGAACTTTTTCCCAAGTTCTGTCTGAGTGTCGCTTCGGATTACGGCGCTTTCGAGAAGTTCTTTACGGGATTTGTGAAGGATTTAGTCAGTTACACGCCTTATATGATTCTTGCTCAATCGAGCCCTGTTTTCCTCAAGAAGCTAGAACAGTTAAAGCAGGACGAACAACAGCGGTTGTTCAGATCCAGGTGCTTTATGTTTGAAGCTCTCGAGGAATTTAACAGATCTGGCTCACTTGAAACATACGACATCAACACCTTTGGGCACTATTGCGTTGCCCTATTTTTCCAATTCATCATGAGCGGGAAACTACCAAGCAAGAGTTCGCTGCTTGAAGTTACCAACGCTACCAATAGAGGATTGGAAGATTTGGCGTTTGTGTTGTCTGGTGATGACAGAGTTGAGTCTTTTGACAGCGAGGACCTAGTGCCGCCAGCAAAATATCTGGCGATGATTGGTTTGGAGGTGGAATATTTAAAAGGAGACACGTCCTTCTGCAAGACTGTTGCAGTTGAGACGGATGAGGGCGTCAATCGAGGCGCCTTCGATTTTTGGGAGGCTTTGTTGAAATTGCCCTGGACAAAGCCCCATCTGAGGAAGCATACGAAAATTCTTGCTTTCACTAAGGCCAAATGTCTCTCCGCCTTATACAATTTCCAATCAGTTCCTATAATAAATAAAATATGTGCCCAGTTCCTATACTTAACACGCTCCATCGACCATCGAGTCGCTCTGGAAACAATGTGTGATTGGGATAAGGACAAATATACAGAGATTACCACTCAGTGGGGTGGTGGTGGTTACCATGAAAAGTATCTCGAACCGACTGTTGCCGACGTTATTGCGCTTTCCGAACGTACCGGCATTCCCGTCGACACAATAAAAATGACCCACGACCGACTTAAACTTAACGAAGACTTCTCTTGTCCCGAGTTAGTTCACATCGTGCCATTCGTTCCGCGTGGCTTCATTATGATGTATGACACCTTCGTTACTGATTCTTCTGAGAAAGAAACTTGGATGTCGCCAGTCAAGACTCGCGACCTTATGGGGGAAATCCATGCACTACTATCTTTATCAAGAGGAAAGAGTCGAGAGAAAGCAAAGAGATCAGCAGAGATCGTATCAAACTGCACCTTCT